CATTAAATGGAATACAAAGAATTAGTGCTTATAATGATGCTATTACTGCAAGTGTTCCTTTGGGAATTGGTGCTTCAGAATTATATTTTTTAAGTGGTGCGGGTTCTGCGGAAAGAATGCGTATCACAGCTGATGGTAAATTAGGAATCGGCACTACCATCCCTGCAAGTACTCTTCACTCAGCACAAAGCACAGGTACTGTAAACGAATTGTACATCACTCAACAAAAAACATACGGAGTAGGTACAGGAACAGCTGAAAGAGCTGCATTAGTATTAGGTATATCAGAAAACGGAATTGCATTTGCAGATAGAAAGTTTGCTGTAATTGAGACAGGTACTGAATCCGAGCAATCAAGTGCAAATAGTTTTATGGCTTTTAGCACAAGAGTTGGTGGCGGAGTAAATGAGCGTATGCGCATCACTTCAGGAGGAAACGTTGGTATCGGGACTACTAGTCCTAGCGCTAAGCTAGATATTTACGGTGATTCAAACAGTGCTGATAATATGATTGAGTTAATCAACTCAAAATACGATAGCACTAATACAACTGGAGAGACAGGTATATTATTTGGTTGGAACAATCACGTTGCAGCAAGAATAACTGCTTTCAAAGAAGGTACTGTAAATAGAACAGGATTTAAAATTGTAGGAGAGGCTGGATTTAATGTGCCTACAACAATAGCAACATTTAGGTCAACTGGTAGAGTTGGTATTGGTACTGATAATCCAGGAAACTTACTACACATACAGTCAGCATCATCTGGTTTTTCAGGAACATACGACTCTAGATATAAGTCTATTGTAGAAGCTAACGGTGAAGCATACTATGCTACTTATGTTCCAGATAATAGTTACTCAGGTATAAGATTTAATGACACCTCTGGACTAAGAGGGTTTATTGATTATTACCACGGAACACAAGGAGATGCGTTAGTTTACTCTGCTGCAAATCATCATAGATTTTTAACCAATGGTGTAGAGAGAGTAAGGTTAATTCAAAATGGCAATGTTGGTATAGGGACGACATCTCCAACAGGAAAACTAGACGTAAGAGGTGCATCATACTTCAGAGGCTCATATCTAGGTGTATCAATTCTACCAGATGCTACTGGTGCAGATATGTACTTTTACGAAGGGGGTAACCCAGTTATATACATACAATCCTCAGGAGATACTATCTTCAACAATGGATACAACGTTGGTATCGGGACTACTAGTCCAGCGCAATTACTTCATATTAGCAACACGTCAGGAGATTTTGGAGCTGAAGCTGTATTAAGAGGGTCAACTTCAACAGGAACACCTAAATCTGAAGTAGCGTTTAAAAGAGGTGCCTCTGGTGATGGCGCAAAAATGGTGTTAAGGACATCAGACTCTTCAGGAACTATACAGGATGTACTTACATTAGACACTTCAAAAAACGCAATTTTTGAAGGTGATGTAATGCCCGCAGCAGAAAATGCTCATAATATTGGGAGTGCTTCTGTAAGATGGGAAGACTTATATGTAGACGATGGTTATTTGAGGGATGCTTATATAGATGAATATATTTATCATAACGGAGATACAAATACTTATATAAGACTTACGGATGACACGCAAACATTTAGAACAGGTGGCGATGATAGGTTAACATTAACAAACACTAACGCAATTTTTTCAGGCAACGTTGGTATCGGGACAACAAATCCTTTAACAAAGTTACACGTTGATGGAGCTGTTACTATCAATACAGGTAATAATGGCGTTTTTAATGATTTAAACATTGGTGGTATAAGCGGATGGTCAAGTTCTGAGGCACATAGAATAAATTTTGTTTACGGTAATGGAACTTCAGATATATTCCAAACTATAGAGTCATACTATGGTGGTGCTAATGAAGGTAAGATGAGGTTTAGAAACTTCTATACAGATTCAGCACAGACTGGTATATTAATGACTATTCACAGTAATGGAAACGTTGGTATTGGTACTGATAGTCCAGAATACACTCTTTCCGTGAAGAAAGATGTGGTAGACGACTGGGTGGCTCAAATAGCCAATACAGCAACTGGAGGTCACAACGGTTTATTAATTGACGCAGGTGACGGAACTAATGGTGAAATACTAAGATTAAGAACTTCAGCTGGAGACAGTAAAGTTTCTTTCTTGTCTGATGGTAACGTAGGTATTGGGACTACAAGTCCAGTAAGTAAATTACAGGTAGAAGGAGACATTGCTCTATCAAATAACGGTGTCATAGGACAGGGAAGTATCTACGGAAATGTCGGCAACTCTTCTTTTACTACATTAAAGCTTTACGATTCCTCAACAGGAAATACTGTGCTAGACAACAAGTCTTACGATATACAGCTAGCTACTGCGGGGAGTGCTAAGGTAGTCGTCAAGAATAACGGCAACGTTGGTATCGGGATTACAGGTCCTACCCACAAGTTAGAGGTTAGAGCGGATGCGCCTTCAACATCTGGAAGTATAATATATGTTAGAAATACATTAGCAGATGGAGCTAACAGCACATTTGGTGGTATTTCATTCTTCTCTAGTCCGGGTACTGATTATAGTATAGGTAAATTAAATACAGGCAGTGCTTCAGCATTGGCGTTTAGAAATGCTAATAACGGTACTGAGTATATGCGTATTTCCTCTACCGGTAATGTAGGTATCGGGACTACGAATCCATTAATGAAATTAGATATATATGGAACTAGTGGACTCCCAGCAACAAGTGGAACGACACCAGTTGGTTCATTAAGATTACACGCATCCAACAATGCAGTATTAGATTTTGGTTCTGATAACGGTACAGCCGCTGGATGGATTCAATCAACCGACCAAGCAGATTTAAGCCAGTTTTATGATTTATTGTTAAACCCTAGAGGCGGCAACGTTGGTATTGGGACTGCTAGTCCTAATGAAAAGCTTCACGTTATAGGCGCTATTGAAACTTCTAGGGAAGCTGGAGCTAGTGAGAATACGTTTATATACAATCAAGCTACAGCTAAATGGGGAAGTTCAACATACCCTGGTATTATAGAGAGTGTTGGAAACAATTCATTCCTCATAGGTTCTTCTCAAAACATACCATTACATCTTACTAGAAGCGGAGTTATTGCTTTAACTATAGGCAGTAGCCTTAACGTAGGTATCGGGACTACGAGTCCAAGTGAAAAGCTACACGTTGAAGGGGCTATATGGGCGGGGACAGATAACAGTACAAACGGTTCTTTACTCCTTGTAGGTAAATACAATAACGGAAACATCACTACCATTGGTACTTCATATAATTCTGGTGGTGCTATTATTGGATACGGTGTTAAGCCATCTACAACAGCTGCTGGTGCGTTCCTAAGTTCTTCAGCTCTAGCTAACCTAGAAAGATCTGCATATGTGCAGTACGGTTCTACACATCAATGGTGGACAGGTGCTTACCAAACAGTAGCTGTAGACTCTGCTGCAACATTAAGTCAATCTATGACTCTTGACGGCAGTGGTAACCTTGGTATCGGGACTACGAGTCCAGTAGCGAAACTTGATGTAAGAGCATCATCTGGATATGCTGTAATGATTGCAAATGGAGATGTTAATGACGGAAGTAACAATAAGGTTCAGTTAAGGTTTGGTTACGATGGTACGGGTAATTATTCTCATTTCGTAACTACCCGACACAATTCAGCATCTGCTTTAGGTAACGCTATTGATTTTTACACTTCTGATTCAACTTCTGGCGGTGTTTATCCAAACAACGCAATACACGGATTAACGATTGAGGCGGGTAAGGTAGGTATTGGGACTACTAGTCCAGCACAAAAGCTAGATGTGGTTGGCAAGATGAAGATCAGCGATGATATTATCTTAGCTCAAACGAACGGAAGAATAGATTACGATAACGGAGTTTCAACTGGAGCTTTAAGATTCTGGTCAACCAATGGTGGCGCTGAAAGAATGCGTATTACCTCATCAGGCTACGTTGGTATTGGGGCTACTAACCCTCAATACAAACTAACTGTAGACAGTGGTACTGAGGATATCGGTATACTAACAGCTTCTTCAGACTCAGGTTCTTACGTAGGATTCCTAGACAACTCTACATCTACCATCCCTAAAGTAGGAGCTGTAGGTAACAAGCTTATCCTAGATGCATCTCAGTACGTAGGGGTAAGAAGAACAGACCCATCATACGCACTTGACGTTAGCGGTACTATCCGTGCTACAGGTGATGTGATTGCCTACTCTGATGCTCGTGTTA